TACGGAAGTTGATAGTTCTGTTTTTTCTACTTCTGTTTTAGAAACCATAATTAAAAATGCTGAAAATAGAATTTATAGAGATTCTGATTCTGACGATAACAGATTTTATGCTACATCAAATTTACAGTCAGGTAGTAGATACGTAACCATACCTTCAGATTTAAGAGCTATAAGATATGTACAGTTAAAAGATACAACTGTTAGTCCAAATGTACAAACTTTTTTAGAAAAAAAAGAAACTAGTTATATGGCAACATTTTATGATACTCCAGGCACAGCATCTGGTCTTCCTAAATATTATGCTAACTGGGACGCTAATTTTTGGATTGTTGCACCAACACCAAACGCTAACTATGAGATAACTTTAGCTTATGTTAAACAACCAGACACTATTACATCTGGAACTGCAAGCACTTCTGGAACTTATGTGTCCAATAAATATCAAGATTTGTTATTGTATGCAGCTTTAGTAGAAGCATATGGGTACTTGAAAGGTCCCGTAGATATGTTACAATACTATGAAGGCTCTTATCAAAGAGCTTTATCATCGTACTCTATCGAACAACAAGGTAGAAGACGCAGAGACGAATATCAAGATGGTGTAATTCGTACTCCTATAAATTCACCATCACCATAATAAGGAGATAAAAATATGGCTAATGTTATACCTGACTCTTTTAAAACAGATCTGTTAAAGGGAGAATTTAATTTTGATTCATCTGGTGGATCAACTTTTAAACTTGCTTTATACACAGATATATCGGGGCTAACTGCTACAGCAACAACTGCGTTTACTGCTACGAATGAAGTTGGTACTTCTGGTACAAACTATTCATCAGGTGGAAATACATTAAGTAATCTTGGTGTTAACCTTACTAGTAATATCGCGTTTGTTGATTTTGGAGATTTAACTTTTCCATCTGTAACCTTAGCAGCGGTAGGAGCTTTAATTTATAAGAGTGGCGGTTCTAATCCAGCAGTTTTAGTTTTAGATTTTGGTGGAACAAAAACAGCAACTAACGGAGATTTTGTTGTTCAGTTTCCAGCTGCAACTAACTCTGCGGCTATTATTAGATTAGGAAACGCGTAATATTTTTGGAGTAGTAGATGGCATTTGTATTAAATGACAGGGTAAAAGAAACTACCACTACTACAGGTACAGGAACTATTTCTTTAGCTGGTGCTGAAACTGGCTTTGAAAGTTTTGTAGCTGGTATTGGTACAACTAATAAAACATTCTATGCTATAGAATTACCTGGACAAGCTGAGTTTGAGGTAGGTGTCGGTACAGTTACTGATGCTAGCCCAGATACTTTGTCCAGAGATACGGTTATCTCCTCGTCAAATTCTGATAGTAAAGTAGATTTTTCTGCAGGAACAAAAAATGTTTTTTGTACTTATCCTGCATCTAAAGCTCCGTCTGCAAGTATGACGGCTGCAACTTATGCTTTTAATCATTCAGCAACTTTGTCTGATGACCAAACAATTAGTAATGCAGTATTAGCAGGACCAGTTACAGTAACTGGAACTCAAACAATAACAGGAACGGTAGTAGTAGTTTAATGTCAAAAATAGAAGTAAATGAAGTAGATAAACAAACCGGATCCACTCTTACGATAGGTGGTTCTGGAACTACTGTGCAATTAGGATCTGGTGCATCACAATCAGGTTTTGGAAGAACAGGAACTGTAAACTGGCAAACAACTATTAAAACAGGGGATTTTACAGCAGTATCTGGAGAGGGTTATTTTGTAGACACAACTTCCGCAGAAATTGATGTGACATTACCAGCATCACCTTCAGCAGGTGATATCGTTGCTGTTTCTGATTATGCCAAAACTTCAGAGACTAATAACATTATAATAGCAAGAAACTCATCAAACATTGAAGGAAGTGCTTCTGATTTAACTATAACAAATAATGGTATTGCAATGACACTTGTTTATGCTGATGCAACAAAGGGTTGGAAAGTGGTTTATGCTGGAGCAGAATCAGATAAAAGTCCAGTTCCAGATTTTATATCAGCAACTGGTGGAAATACTGAAACCACTTGTGGTAATTTTAAAATTCATACGTTCACAGGTCCTGGAACTTTTACAGTTAATAAGGCAGGTAATTCTCAAGGATCAAATACAGTTTCTTATTTAGTAGTCGCAGGTGGTGGTGGCGGTGGTGATGGCCGAGGTGGCGGTGGTGGTGCCGGTGGCTATAGAGAAGGATTAGGTTTAAATGATTCATATACAGGATCTCCATTAAGAGCAGCTACAGGTGTTCCAGTTACAGCAACAAGTTTTCCAATTGTAGTTGGTGCTGGTGGAGCAGGATCAACATCTCCAGATTGTGATGGTGCTTCTGGAAACAATTCAAGTTTTTCAACAATCACAGCAGCTGCTGGTGGTAAAGGCGGTGCAGTTAATTCAAGTAATTCTGTAAAACAAGGTGGACCAGGAGGTTCAGGTGGAGGAGCAGGTGGAACTTTTGGAGGGCCTACAGCTCAACCAGGAGGAACAGGTAATACACCTCCAGTTAGCCCACCTCAAGGAAATAATGGTGGTGATGGAATAACTAATGGACCACCACAAACTCCAGGAGGAGATTCACATGGAGCAACAGGTGGAGGAGCTGGAGGAGCAGGATCACCTGCAACAGGACATCCCGCACCAGGTTCAGGTGGAGTTGGAGTTTCAACTAGTATTACAGGAAGTTCAGTATCCTACGCTGGTGGTGGAGGTGGAGCATCTGATAATGGAGCCACTGGAGGAAGCCCTTGTGGAACAGGTGGTGATGGACAAACAAGTGGTAGCCCTGCTAAAAATGGAACTACCAATAGAGGTGGCGGTGGTGGTGGAGTAAAAGTTAATGTAGATGGTGGATCTGGTGGATCTGGTATAGTAGTAATAAGGTATAAATTTCAATAATTATGACAAGTACAATTAAAGTAAATACAATAACAACAGAATCAGGATCTACATTAACTGTAGGTGGATGCGGAAAAACTGTTGCTTTAGCATCAGGTGCATCACAAACAGGTTTTGGTAGAACAGGAACTGTTAATTGGCAAACGACTATTAAAACTGGAAATTTTTCAGCATCAGACGGAGAGGGTTATTTTGTAAACACAACTAGTGGTGCAATCACAGCTAGTTTACCTGCAGGAACTGCAGGAGCTATCGTTGCATTTAAAGATTATTTAAATACTTGGGATAATAACGCGTTAACACTTAGTCCTAATGGATCTGACAAAATTGGAGGAGCAGCTGGTGATTCAGTTTTAAACACAGAATCTCAATCAGTAACTTTAATTTTTACAGATTCAGTAAGAGGGTGGCTAGATATTCATGATTCAACCTCTGATGTTGTAGGTGCAAAATTTGTAACTGCCACAGGAGGAACTGAAACTATAGTTTGCACTAATTTTAAAGTTCACACATTTACAGGCCCTGGTACGTTTTGCGTATCTTGTGCAGGTAATTCAGATGGGTCTGATACTGTTTCTTATTTAGTTGTAGGAGGTGGAGGATCTAGTGCTCCTTTTTCTTCTGGTGGTGGTGGAGCTGGTGGATTTAGAGAATCTAGAGCATCAACGTGTAGTTATACAGCTAGTCCATTAAACGCAACTTCAGGACCAACATATAATTTATCTGTTACGGCAACAGGTTTTCCAATTACAGTTGGAGCAGCAGGTGCTCCATCACCGGCTTCTAATGATGCACCTGCCAGATCTGGATCAGCCTCAAGTTTTTCAACAATAAGTTCTGCTGGTGGTGGTGGAGGAGGAACAGGACCAAATTCTCAACCTACACCAACAAGAGCAGGTGGCTCAGGTGGCTCAGGCGGAGGTGGTGCAACTGCAGATGGTCCAGGAGCTAATCCTGGAGTTGGTGGATCAGGAAATACGCCTCCAGTTAGTCCATCACAAGGTAATGATGGTGGAGGTGGCCGTCACGTAAGTGGTGTTCAACAAGCAGGTGGAGGTGGTGGAGGTGCTACTGCAGGAGGCACTAGTTCAACTACACCGGCAGGTGGAGCTGGCGGAGCAGGTGCAACAACTTCTATCTCAGGCACACCAACAGCATATGCTGGTGGAGGTGGTGGAGGAATTCACAATATTGGAACTGGTGGTGCAGGTGGAACAGGAGGCGGTGGCACGGGAGCAAGCGCTGGAGGTGGAAATCCAGGAATGACAGGAGGAACAGCTAATAGAGGTGGTGGAGCAGGTGGTCAAGGTTGTGGTGGTGCAACAAGTAATGGCGGATCAGGTATAGTAATAATAAGGTACAAATTTCAATAGGTAAATTATGAGTGAAATAAAAGTAAATAAAGTTAGTCCAAGAACAAATTGTGGCACAGTCCAGTTAGGAGATAGTGGTGACACTATTACAATTCCTGCTGGTGCAACAATCACGAACAATGGAACGCAGACAGGTTTTGGTAGAACAGGAACAGTAGATTGGCAGACATCAATTAAAACATCTGCTACTTTTTCTGCTTCAAATGGTGAAGGTTATTTTGTAGACACTTCAAGTAATGCTGTTACAGCAAACTTACCAGCAGGGTCTGTTGGTGCGATTGTAGCTTTTAAAGATTACGCACAAAATTTTGATACCAATGCTTTAACTATTTCTGCAGATGGTTCTGATAAAATAGAAGGTCAAACATTTGATTTGATTTTAAGAACAGAGGGAGAAGCAGTTACATTAGTATTTGGAGATTCAACAAAAGGTTGGCAAGCAGTTAATAGTAATGAAGTAACTAATGCCCCGACATTTATTTCTGCAACAGGAGGAACCATAACCACTGTAGATACAAATTTTAAAGTTCACACTTTTACAGGGCCAGGAAGTTTTGTTGTTACTGCAGGTAATGGTCCAATATCAATTGCAGATTATATGGTAATTGCAGGTGGTGGTGGTGCAGGGCCAGATCATGGAGGAGGTGGTGGAGCAGGTGGTTATAGAGAGTCACATAATTCTTGTACATCTGGACCATACACAGCTTCTCCTTTAGCTACTCCAACATCCATACCAATTTCAATAGGAACTATTCCAGTTACAGTGGGAGCAGGTGGAACAGGAGGGAGTGCTACAGCTGATTGTGCTGCAAGAGGAAGCTCTTCGGTTTTTAGCTGTATTACCTCAACAGGTGGTGGAGGAATTAAATTTACTCCAGGAACCCCAACAAGTATGACTCCAATGACAGGTGGTTCAGGTTCAGGTGCAAACGGTCAAGGAGATAGTCCTGGAACCGGAGCTGCAGGTAATACACCATCAGTTAGTCCTCCTCAAGGAAATCCAGGTGGAAATTCTCAAGCGTCTCCCAGTCACGGAGGTTCAGGTGGAGGTGGAGCAGGTGGAGCAGGCACTAATGGTGGTTCTCCTCAAAGAACAGCTGGAGCAGGTGGAGCAGGCACAACAACAAGTATTAATGGAACCCCTACAGTTAGAGCATCAGGTGGTTCAGGTGGAACATCAAGTCCAGGATCTCCAACAGGAGCGACTCCAGGAGGTGGTGGTGCAGGTGGAGCAGGTGGTTCAGGTGGAGCATCAGGAACAGCAAACACTGGTGGTGGCGGTGGTGGAGGATCAGGAAATGGTCCCTCAACTGCTGGAGGAAATGGTGGTTCAGGTTTAGTAATAATAAGATACAAATTTCAGTAGTTGAATGACAATTAAAATTAATATATAAGGAGAAACATTATGGCACATTTTGCAAAATTAGGAGCTAACGGAAAAGTTATTCAAGTGTTAACTATGGATAACGATAAGATGTTAAATGCTGATGGTGTTGAAGACGAAACAGTAGGTCAACAATGGTTAGAAACACACAACAACTGGCCTGCACAAATGTGGATACAAACTTCATACAATACAGCAGGTAACAAACATTCATCCGGTGATGATTCAAAAGCATTTAGAGGAAACTATGCGGGTATAGGTTATACTTGGGACGAAGATGATCAAATCTTTTGGCCTAAAAAACCATATGCATCTTGGGTAAAAGACACTGTAACTGCATCTTGGAAATCACCGATTGGTGATGCTCCTGCATTAACTGCAGAACAAGAAGCACAAAACGAAGCTAAAACTCATTCGTGGAGTTATGCTTGGAATGAAGAAGGCCAATCCTGGGACTTGACAGACGGATTAGCATAATTTAAAAAGGTATGTGGTATGCAAAAGAAAGTATTATCTGAAATAGCATTATATTATGGTGATGTGGCGATGCCCAAAGATTGGGACATTGACCGGGATAAATTACAAAACGATATTTTAAAATCAAAAGTTACAGATTCACCTTTTCCATTCTCAAGAACTTGGGACATGTTGAATACTTACATGAGAGATCATGTAAATCTAGAGTATGGATTTACTTTAGTTAACAAAGAAACGTGGGGCAATGTGTATAAGCCTCAAGAGACAACAATTCCATTATTAAACATAGATCCTGTAGATTTGCGGAACTCTCCCGACTTTACATTATTATATGGTGTTAAAGTTAAGGATTGTATGGTTCGAATACATTATGAAGATAACAGGCGTAAAGGTAGGTCTTGGGATATACCATTAGAAAATAATCAATTTATTATGTTTCCATCAACTAATATGTATTACATAACTAATAATCAAAAGGATAGTTTAAATTTTGTACAAACTATAACGTATGAATATATCTAATTATTATTGGTATTTTGAATCTGCATTAACACCTAAATTCTGTGATGAAGTAATACAATATGCAAATGCACAAAAAGAAGTTATGGCTAGAACTGGTGGATATGGAGATAGAAAATTAAAAGAGGATGAGGTTAAAAATATGCAGCGTAAAAGAAAGTCTGATTTGGTATGGCTTAATGACACCTGGATATATAAAGAATTACACCCTTATGTACACGAAGCAAATAGAGCTGCTGGTTGGAATTTTGATTGGGAAAGATCTGAATCTTGTCAATTTACAAAATATAAATTAAATCAATATTACGATTGGCATTGTGATAGTTGGGATAAACCTTATGATCGAAAAGACCCAAACAATCCAGAGCACGGAAGAATTCGAAAACTATCTATGACTTGTCAGTTAACAGATGGTTCAGAATATAGTGGTGGAGAACTAGAGTTTGATTTTAGAAACTATGATCCACATATGCGAGATGAATCAAAGCATAGAATACAATGTAAAGAGATATTACCAAAAGGATCTATCATTGTATTTCCTAGTTTTGTGTGGCATAGAGTTAAACCAGTAACATCAGGCACAAGATATAGTCTTGTGGTATGGCATTTAGGGAGGCCTTTTAGATAATGTTTATAAATAGTTATTTTTCAACTGTAATATG